ATGTCTTGGGGAAGATAGGCGAGGTCTTTTACCTTACCGCGTTTGAACTTGTAGTACGAGGTCTGACGCTGTGCGCCGGTTTCCGTAAAACGTACTGTGATGTTCTTGTTGCTCTTGTACGAAATGATAGTCATTTCAAGGCCCTGCTGATTTACAGCCTTCTCGCCTGTTCTGTCGATGATAGCACTCATAATTACTCTATTTTAATGGTTATCTTTTCTTTGTTGAGCGACGCTACTTTGAGCGTTGTACATAGCTTTTTCAAACTATCCATCGAGTTGATTACTTTGCCAACGACCTTGTTCTGGCCAACGAGGATGCAGCCGTAGGTGTCCTCCGGTGTGTTTCCGCCGTGAATCAAGATGCCGTCGAACGAGGGAACGTTCAAAAGCCGGGGCAGGTAGCCGTTGCACCAAGAGTAGGCAGACTTCTTCGAAAACTTAGGAGACTGAACGTTCATCGTTACCTCATACGTTCCGTATGGGATGGCCGTTTTGCCATAGACTTTTTGTTCGCCGTTGTCAAAGACGCCGTTCTTGTTCAGGTCACGCACAGTATCTTCGAGCGTGTCACACTCGTATTCGCCGTTGATGTACAACTTACCGATGGTATAGGTATCGCGCAAGGCGATACGCTTTAATGTCAATTCCATTTGCTATTCTTCTTTATATTTTGGGTCGTCAATCAGGTGCCAATGTTCCTTGGCAAATTCTTTGGTTTGCAGAAAACACTCTTTGTGGGTGTAGTCGCAGATGTGGTTGAATTTTTTGTTCACCACGATGTATTGTTCGTTAGACTTTTCGGCAGCACCGAACTTTTCCGTGAGCTTTACACGTAGGTCTGCTTCAATCTTCAAGAGCATGGCAAGCGTCTTGGCGTCAGCCGCAGGCACCATCTTTTTCAGCTCCATCACTTCGCTTAACTGCGTTTCCAAACCCTTGCGGTTATCGTCGAACGAGATAGAGCCTTCATTGTTCGTTTTCGCTCTGTTGGTGATGGCGTTGATGATGTCCTCATTGACTTTCTTTTTGTCTGCGTTAGCCTCTTCCTTGAAGGAAGAAATAAGGTACTTTATCTGGTCTTGGCCGGCGTATGCAATAACCTGCTTCTCGTCATCCGGCGTGCCGAAGAGTGCGCTGTATGCCACTAGCTCATCGTCGAAGCGAGCCATCGTATGGGCAAACACAATATCACGAATGCTCACCTCAAAGCCTCGTAGCTTTGCGGCGTCCGCCACCTCTTGCATGGCTGTCTTTTTAACTCCAATTTCCTTCATCGTAAATGTCAAATTCGTTTTCTTCGTCCTCTTCGTCGTTCTCCTGTTTGGACGTTACCAACTCCGAACCATACTCGCACATCAGGTCTGGAAAGAATCGCATGGCACACGGGTCACAAATATCCATTGAACGGCTCATGCCTAAGTTGCGGTTCATCTCCTTCTTCGAGTACAGGCGTTTCTTTCCGCTGGGTAGGTCGTTATACTGAACGACCTTGCACTCCTCAACAAACTCTTCGAGAAACGAGATTGGATTCTTGATGTTCTGGTGGACGTAGTTGCGGGAAGCCACCTCTGGGTCGATGGAGAACTTTCCGCTGTTTACGCTGTACACCAATCGCATATAGCACTCGTCCTTGACGCTCATAAACTCTCTGCGGTACAGACCGCGAGGTGCCCAGCAGGAATCGAATGCTACGGCGTTTGGCATACGCTCCAACATATACGGAGAACGCCGGCTATCGTAGATGATGTGCGAATCAGGTACGCTGTATTTGTTTGCAACGCTCTTTATCCAGCGAACGTTCTTTTCGGGCAGTGCCTCTGTGATTAGCTTGACGTCAATGATGTGGTAGCCATCCCAAACGAGAATGACGGTGTTATCCGTTCCCACATCCGCAAGGTCGATTGTCATGTAACGTATGCCGTTGGTCTGCTGGTCATTGCTTACGATGCTGCGGGCCGAAGAGGGAGAAATGACTGTTTCGGCATCCTCGTCAAGGTCTACGTTCCAATTGCCCATCAGGAGGGCGTCACCTTCCGTACCGCTCACATTACCCACATAGTCCTTGTTGTTATCAAGCAACGCCTTGTTTTCTGCGATGTTGCCAAGGATGAATGTGAACGACTTGATTAGGTTTTCGTAGGTTAGTGTTGGGTCGTTAAGCATACGGAGCTTTCGGTCAATGGAATCCTTGCAGGCTAAGTACACTTCCTCCTTACTATCTCCCCAAACGTAATCATCTACGCTGCGTCCGTCGAGATAGAAGTATCGGACGACGCCACTGCGTTCCTTCGGGACAAAACCTTCATCATTGATATACCAATCAATCATTTTACGCACCCAATGTCGTTTCGACGGGTTGGTCGTAGCTCTTACCTTACCCGTCCAAGAACACGTACCACGGGCACGGGAGGTCAGGTAGTTCCACGTATAGAAAGAGAATCCCGTAAGCTCCTCAAAGAACAAACAGTCGGCCTGCAAACCCTTGAAGGTTTCTCGTACCTTATCAGGGTTCTCGTCGGCTATTTGGCGGCACTCAATCCACGCTCCCGATTGAAACGTGATGCGAGGATTTTCTGAACGAGTAATGCTTACGGCGTTGCCGTATAGCTTCTGAAACTCATCGACGACACCACCTGCGGCCTTCAACTCTCCGAGGGTTCTACGGAAGAATACGGCACGATAATTGGGGTCTAATCCTGGTTCTGCGTTGGCTAGCATGGCACCTGCAGTGTTGTGGGTCGTGATGAAATTCTCCCCTATATATAAATGGTCATTCCCAGACACACGAATACATTGGGTCTTTTTCATCCCAACGTATGTAACGGACTTCAATCGGACGTGATCTTCTGTCCTGTGGTACTGATATTCGTATTTCTGCTCATTAGCCTCGTAACGCTCTGTATGCTTCTTACTCGTAAATATTCTGTCAAATGTGCAGATGCTAATGTCGTATGCCACATTTCCGTTCGTATATTTTTGGCGTCTATCCTCTTTTACGCGAACGATATAGCCTAGGCTTCTGCATAGGTGGCAGAAATCGTCTTTCAGGCGTTTACTCGTAGTGCTGTACGAAAACCTATTCTTTTCCTCGATACATCCGTCCGTATCAAACAGGCCAGCGAGAAGCTGTCTGCGCTGTTCAATGCTTCCGAACAAATACTCTTCAGGAATATACTTATTATACGAGTATGTATTTAATCCTTTTTCTCGAAGATAGGCTTTATATTCTGCGTAATGCGGGGTGAACAGAGACTTTGTGTAGCCTGTCTTTTGCTCTGAAACTTTGGTAGATTCTGTAAGACGGGCCATTTTCTCTACTATGTCTTGTTCCGATGTAGAAAAATCAATGTGCCTTCCGACCCGTATGCAAGATTCAGTGATGCACCCATCTCCCAACAGAACGCCTATAACATACGGCGGAATCACATACTCCTTCTCTGAAAACTCTTGTGCATTGGGTATCTGCATGAACAGTTTCTTTCCAGAGTCGAGCTCTTTGATTACACGTGATGTGTTCCACACCATAAAGTTTTTGTGTTCTTGGTGTGCTCTGTATTTGTGTACTTGTTTCGTGGTTCTTAACTCCCACAGATGGTCTAAATCGCAATCTATCTCTCTTCCGTCCGAGAATACAACGTGATATACCTTCTGTAATCCACGAGGGTATATACCTTCAATTTTTTGTATTCCTTCGAACGGAGTACAGACCTCCATTCCGACTTTTAAGTCTATATTTTTTATCCAGCCTTTAGGTGTTAAAATGCTGATATTCAGTGGTAAACCCTTGCCCCCAGCGAGACAGCCGCCAAAAATGCACACATCAACATTGGAGCGAACAAACAAATCTTGCCCGCCTTCATGAGGTGATATAATCTTTACGTTATCCATTTCGGCGCAAAGTAATTTGAAAATAGCTACGCTAAGTGTTTTGGCTAAAAACGTTTTAAGCCACGGGGGTGCTAATATTTTTCTCGCCCAAAAAGGTTAAATCCAAAAGGATTTTACTTTTGCAAAAACTTAAAATTTATGAAATTTACGAAAGAGCAAGCTATTGAAAGCCTCAATAGCGAATTGACCAACAAAGGCAAGAAAACCTTGCGTATGTCAAAGAGGACGCTTGAAACGGTTGTAGATGCCCTACTCCCTAAGTTTGCAGACGACGACACAGGTCTCCCCGATTTCATTACTGCCGCATTGGAGATTTTGAATCCCATGAACGACAACATCGGCAAAGACCGTTCAGACTTCATCAAGCAATGGGAAAAAGACCATCAGCAAACACCTCCGACTGATCCCATTCCTCAGACTGACCCTGCGCCGTCCACACCTCCCACACCGCCGGCCAATCCCAATGACCCGATGTTCCAGATGTTGCAGGCAATGCAGAAACAGCTGAAAGAAATGCAAGATGAGCGTGCTGCCGAACAAGCAACAAAGAAGCTCAACGACAAGAAGGCTGAACTTCTTGACGCTTGTAAAAAGAAGGGTATTACGGATGACGCTTGGCTCACTTCGCTTATGTCCGAGGTAACGATTGCCGAGGATGTAGACGTTGAGAAGAAAGCTGAATCATGGTTGGGATTATACAACAAATCTCTTTCGTCAGTTCAGGGTGCGGAGCCTCCTGCAAACCCCACGAATCCGAGGAACAAGATTGGCGATAATGATTCCTTGGCGCGGGCGAAAGCGTTGGCAAAGGCACAATACGATAATCAACAATAAAACGAATAAAATCCGAATATGGCTACAACTGTATTGAAGGAACAGGCCGGATGGTTTGGCGGTAGAACGCTGGTACAACAGTCCGGTAGCAAAGGCGGTGCTAAGCACGTCTTTGTTCGCTTTGACGAAAATTATTCTGACCTCCGTCCTTTCCCGTTTGGTGGTCAAGTAAAGAACCCTCCGAAGGGTGCGTTCCGTCTGTTTGCCGGCGACCTTTGCGAGTATCGCTGCGACGAGAACGTTGAGCATCCTGAAATCTACATCTTAAAGACTTACCTTGTGAAGGCTTACGATGCAGATTCTAAGGTTATCTCCATCGTTCGTGACGGCTACAAGCATCGTCCGTTCGTTGGCGACACACTGACTGTCTGCCCCGCTAAGCTCACCGACAAGGGTGAGAAGGCTACGGTCATCGCAATTGCCGTGACCGACAAGACGTGGGAACTGACCATCTCTGAAACTCTGGCCACCGCACCAAAGGAAGGTGACGTGATGGTCGAGAGTGATGCCGAAGGCTACTCTGTTGTAAAGAACGTGAACGCCGTAGCTTCCTACGACTACACCTTTGCTTACAGCCAGAGCGCAGACCTCACGGCTGACGAGATTGACACGGAGAAGGCACAGTATTTCATCACTCCCTCAACGGGTGGTACGATGTACACTGCGAAGATGTCACCCCTGCCGCAGGCCGTTCTTGACCTGAACATCGCAAACGTGACCGGCTTCTTCCGTGTAGACGCAACAATCAAGCCTGCCGTTTTGCAGGTAAATGGTTAAACCCTCAAAAGAAAACGTAGAATATGAAGTTTGATTTTAATTCCACCAAATATGTGCAGATGTTCGAGAAGTCTGTAGAGGGACGTAGCATCATCAGCTACATCCTCAACGACCCCGACCTCATCCGCGCAAACTATCAGTTCTGGAAGTCGGTGTTCCCTGCCGACCCTTCACTTCTGGTTACGTCGAACGCCGGCCATGCTGCCGTTGTCGTAGAATCTCGCGAGCCTGAACACGCAACTATGGCCGATTGGCGTGCGCCGTTGGGTCTTGGTCGTCAGCTCGAAGAGGGACAGTCCGTGCAGTACAATGCCGGTATCATCGACCTTATCGCTCCGTCTTGGCAAGAGCAGGCAATGGAGCGTGAGGCTAAGCTGCGCACATTTGAAGACCTCGGCGACGACGCTCCCCTGATTTTGGGTTACGCTACGCAGGTGCTCCAGCCTCGTGTTGATTCAATCAACATGGCCCTCTCAAATATGTCCGCACAGGCATTGTCTACGGGCCGCGTATCTTACCGCAATGGCCGCGGTATCATGTCTGACATCTACACATCTCCCATCCCCGTCGAGAACAAGGTAACAGCCGGCAAGCTCGCATGGGACGACAAGGACTGCGACATCCTCGAGCAGATGGTAGAAATCGAGACCCACTTCAAGGAAGATGTTTGGGGCCGTGAGGATATGTCCCTCGAATGGAACATTGACTACAGCACCTACAAGAACATCTTCATGAAGAACGCTAAGATTATCGAGTGGATTAAGACCTGCTGGCTCGTTAGTCAGGGTCAGCTCATCTCGCAGATTGATAGCGTTCCGAACGCTGTGGTAGACGACGCAACCTTCGCTAAGTATATCTCTACTTATCCGGGTCTGTCACCCATCCGCGTTATCAAGGAGCACCAGAAGGACGGCGACAAGATTGTTCACGGATGGAAGGACGGCATCGCTGTTCTGCGTCCGACCGGCTACGCAGGTAAGACCTACAAGACGGAGATTCTTGACAAGGTTCTCTACGAGAAGTACGGCAACAGCATCATCAACAAGGTATTCGGTACTACGGCTGACGGTCTTATCACCGTCATCAACACCACCGGTATCAACGGCACATACAAGTATTGGGCAACGGACGTTGTTGCTTCTGCAACCCCCGTGCTTGAAACGTTCTTGTATCAGGTTCTTGTTTCCTTCAAGGAGGCAGACGCTTGAAACTAGCTTTAAAAGGGGGAGCTATGCACTCCCCCTTTTTTAGTTTAAGTCGTTTCTTAATCCTCACATTTCTCCGTTGAATCATTAACTCTAAAAGAGATAGATATGAAATACTTCGATTCAGAAAAGAGAAAATGGGACTTCTGGCATACGCTTAGTGCTTTGCTTGCTGTTGTAGGGTGTGTGTTGATATTCTTGGGATTTTACGAAGATCCGGCTGGTGAGGTTCATCTGTCTGTGGTATCTATCTTTGGGCAGATACTCTTATTCATTGCGAGTGTACACATCTCCGAGTTCTACATCTACAATAAACGAAGCAAAGAGCAATGCAGTTCCAGCAATACATAGCATTGATACAAAACGCATTCCCTGACTTTTGGGATTTCGTTTCAGGACTGTCACCGTGGATATTACTATCTACGGTGGCTACGTTATGTGATTTCCGTTTCTCACGTCAAATATGGGTTGAGAATGGAAAGACGGGGAAGAAGCCTAACCTCAAACACTATGTTGATAAGACGGTTAATTGTTACCTGCTCGTTCTGCTTGCCGGTTGTCTAAGAATCACTGCAGACAAGGAATTAGGTGTGACGGCGTTGTCTACAACACTACTCGTCATATTTGCCTCTACGGAGCTAGTTGCTGCATGGAATAGCTTTATGCAGCTAACGAGCCTTGGAAAGAAGATTAGCCTTGTAAAACTCTTGAAGGTAGTGTTCAAATGGGGCGACATTTTCGAGGACGAAAAAGATACTAAAAACGAAGATTCCGCCCCCGTGGTGGATAATGATAAAACGGCAGACGAGAATCCTACGGATTCACAATAATTTTGCTTGCGTATGGCAGACATGACTATAATCCAGTATATGAAGTCCTTGGTCGGGTACGACATCAAGGAGACCGCGCTTCTTAGAATCGCTACGGAGCGTGGCATTGCTAATGTGGAGGATTGGACTACGCTAACGACCCGGCAGCGTAATCTTGTGCTCGCAGATATGCTCATGTATCTGTTTACATCTCCCTCTAATAGCGGTTCTAAGTCGAAGTCTCACGGAGATTTCTCAATTACTATTGGAGCGCAGATTATCACAGACAAGGACGACATCTACAACCTGATGATGCAACTCTACAAGAATCCTGACGACGATTTAGCCTCGATTCTCGAAGAGACGTCAGGTGGCTGTGGATGGATGGACTAAAAATAGAACGCTATGATTGATTTCACTGACGACTTCGACATGGAAGAGTACCCGTTCAAAGGTGCTTTCTACGAGCAGAG